GGGGAAGATATTTATAAACACGCTCAAATTAACGCAACAACGGCAAATAGGCCAGCCACCCCGGCAGACACAGCCCACCCGGCAGACATAGCCCACCCGGCAGGCCAGCCCCACCCGGCAGGCCAGCCCCACCCGGCAGGCACAGCCCACCCAGCAGGCCAGCCCCACCCAGCAGGCCAGCCCCACTCGCGCGCATTAAGCCGCACGCACACGCATTAAATCGCGCGCACACGCATTAAATCGCGCGCCCGCGCATTAAGCCGCGCGCCCGCGCGAGGCATAGGTTCTCCGAGAGACACCCCCGGGAGGTGCGGGTCGCTGTAGGCGCAAAAGTTGAGCAGGTATAATAGTTTTTTTACCTCTTCCGGGGCGGAGAGGCGAAAAAATGGGGGGTGGGGATTTTTGAAGGACGGGTGTTTTGAAGGTCGGTTTTGGGAGACGGGACGATGGATGTGGGGTGGAGGCGGACAGAAGAGGGCAAGAGGAAGGTGCAAAGCGGGAGGGATGAGACGAGGAACGAGAGGCGAGGAATCGGACAGAGACGGACGGCGGCGGACAGGTCGGGACGGAAGCGGACAGGCGGAAGCTATAAGGCAGGGAGGGATGAGGAAAGGACGAGGAATAGAAAATTTGAAAAATGATACAACATGATACGAAACTTGTGATACGCTATGCACAGTAGAAAACGATAACCCCGCGACGCTTTGACGTCAGCGGGTTTTTTTGCTGCCGGGGTGGGGGTGCCATGGCGAGAAGAAGCGAAAAGCGGGACGAGGCCAAGGCGGAATACTGCGCCCGGCGGGCGCGAGGAGAAAAGGTAAACCTACGAGAACTGGCCGAAAGGCTGGGCGTCGGGTATGACCTGCTGCGACGATGGAAGACAAAAGACGAGTGGGACAGTGCCGTGCAACGGAAACGGGGCGGACAACCGGGAAACAAGAACAGCAAGGGAAAGAAAAACGCTGCGGGCAACAAGGGCGGCGCACCGGCAGGAAATAAGAACGCGGAGAAAGACGGCGCATACAGCCGTCTTTTTTTTGACCGGTTGAGCGAAGAAGAACTCGCGGTCGCCTGGGGGGCGCCGCTCGGCGGCGTGGACGCGCTGAAACATGAGATGCAGGTCCTAAAGCTGCGAGAGAAAAAGATACTGGACAAGATCGCGGAATATGAGGTGGCGCCGGAGGATACCTTATATATCGGCGGTGTGACAGATATGAGGGTGCCGGGTGGAAAACCAAAGGTAGACGGCGCGACACAGACGATGGGGATGTACACGAAGGAAAGCCCATTTACACGGATCTTGAAATTGCAGGACGCGCTGTACAAGGTGCAGGGGCGGATCGCCGCCGTGGCAGGGCAGTTGCGGCAGGCGGAAGAATACGAGCAGCGGATGGAAATTGAGAGGCAGAAGTTGAAGATCATGAAGATGCGGGCGACCGGCATTGTGGAGATACCGGATGAGGAAAGCGGCGCGGAAGATGAGATTGTATACGGCGAAAGCGATAGCGGAATGCCTTGATATAACGGAACGGCGGGTGCGGCAGCTGCGCGACGAGGGCGTATTGTGCGAAGAAAGGCCGGGACTATATGAACTGCAACAGACAGTAACGGCGTATATGCGGTATCTGCGAGCGTCGAGCAAAGACCTGAACAGCGAGAGAGCGGGACTGACCAGGATCAAGAAAGATATCGCGGAATTGAGGCTGAAAAAAGAAAAAGGCAAACTGCACAGCACAGAGGATGTGGAACGGGCGCTGACGACGATGCTGATGAATTTTAGAACAAGGATTATGGCAATACCGGCCAAAACCGCGCCAGACCTTGCGGCGATGACAGACCAGGCCGATGTGTTTGACCGGCTGAAACGGGAGACAGACGAAGCGCTGGACGAATTGAGCGATTACAGGGTGGCGTTTGCCATACCGGAAAAGGACGCAGAATGCGATGAAGAAGAGTGAACGATGCCTTGGATGCCCATGGCGGGACAAGATCAACGACAAAACCATCTTCTGCCCGTTTGGACGGTGCGCGGCAAGGAGGCTGCGGCAAAATGACAAAAAGAAAAACCGTACCGCTTCCCGCACACACTCGGGAGATGATGGCAAGGGTAGTGGCAAAATTAAAGCCGCCGCCCAACATGACATTAAGCCAATGGGCTGACAGGTACAGGCGGTTAAGCCAGGGGGCAAGCGCAGAGCCAGGACGGTGGAGGACAGACAAAGCACCGTACCAGCGCGGCATTATGGATGCTGTGAGCGACCCCCATGTGCGCAAGGTGGTGGTGATGAGTGCGGCGCAGATCGGAAAGACCGATGCGCTGATCCTCAATACCATTGCCTATTACATGAAATATGCGCCAGCGCCGATCATGTGGATGGTGCCGACCGTGCAGGCGGGGGAAGGGTTCAGCAAAGAGAGGCTTGCGCCGATGCTGCGGGACACGCCATGCCTGCAAGGGCTGGTGGATAACCGGAGCCGGACAAGCGGCAATACAATTCTGCACAAAAACTTCCCCGGCGGGTATGTGACCATTGTAGGGGCGAACAGCCCGACAAGCCTTGCAAGCCGACCAGTGAAAGTGCTGCTGGCGGATGAGATTGACCGATACCCGGCCAGTGCGGGGGACGAGGGCGACCCGCTGCTGATGGCGGCCAAACGACAGACGACCTTTTGGGATCGCAAGGAAGTGTATGTAAGCACACCGGACATCAAGGGAATCAGCCGGATCGAGGTGGAGTACGAACACAGCACACAGGAGGAATGGCAGGTTCCCTGCCCGAACTGCGGACACTACCAGACGCTTACATGGGGGAACTTAACCTTCGACAAGCCGAATCCAGGGGACATCTACTATGTCTGTGAACGGTGTGGCGTGGCGGATGTGGAATACCGCTGGAAAAAGCAGGGAATACGAGGCCAGTGGGTGGCGGAACACCCGGAACGGCAGGTGCGCGGGTTCCACTTGAACACACTGCCGAGCAGCTTTTGCGGCTGGGCAGAGATGGTGGAAAAATTCAAGCTGGCGAAGAAGGAACTGGACAGCGGCAACCCGGAAATGATGAAGGTATGGGTAAATACCGAACTGGGACAGACCTGGGAAGAGCGCGGCGAGAGCGTGGAGAACACGGAACTGTATGCCAGGCGGGAAACCTATGAGGCGGAAGTACCGGACGATGTGCTTGTGCTGACGGCGGGTGTGGATACACAGGATGACCGCTTTGAGGTGGAAGTCGTCGGCTGGGGCGTAGAGAAGGAAAACTGGGGGATCAGATATCAGAAGATCTTTGGGGATATGCTCGAGGAGGATATCTGGAACGACCTGGACAATTTCCTGAACGGGGTTTGGTACAAGAAGGACGGAACCCCGATGCACCTGTTGGCGGTAGGTATGGACAGCGGCGGACATTACCCGGATCAGGTGCTGCGGTTCTGCAAAGATCGCTGGCACAGGCGCATCTTTGCCATTAAGGGGCGCGGCGGCACCGACGTGCCGTATACGGCGAACCCGACGAAGAACAACCGTGTGAAAGCGCCGTTGTTTACCGTCGGCGTCGATACAGGCAAGGCGATTTTGTACCAGCGGTTGAAGGTGGTGAAGCCGGGGGCGAACTACTGCCACTTCCCGGCGAACGAAGCGGCAGGATATGACGAGACATATTTCAAAGGGCTGACGTCGGAAAAGATGGTGGTGCGATACCGCAAGGGGCGGTCTGTGATCGCATGGGAATTGAAAGACCAGAGTTACAGAAGGAACGAACCGCTGGATCTTCGCAACTACGCGACGGCGGCACTGGAAATCGCCAACCCGGAACTGAAACCTGTCAACTGGGAAAAGGCGGTAAGACCGGCAAAAAAGACGGGCCGGAGGCAAAGAGGAAAGGGGATTTAAATGGCGGCAATTTCAAAGAAGGTGGCACAGCAGCACCTTGATATCTGGCTGGAAGCGGAAGCAGCCATTGCCACGGGACAGAGTTATCAAATTGGATCAAGACAGTTGACACGCGCCAACCTGACAGAGGTGCGCAAGACGATTGATTATTGGAGCGAAAAGGTACAGGCAGCGGAAAACATGGAGCAGACAAGAGGACGAAACCGCGCCTACCGGTTTGTACCAAGAGACCTGTGAAGGAGGAAACGGCAATGCCGAATGTTTTTGACAGAGTGGTCGCGGCGGTGGATCCGGTAGAGGGAGTGCGGCGCGCGGCGGCCCGGCAAACGCTGAAAGTCATGAACAGCGGCTACGGGAACTATGGGGCCAGCACAACAAAAAAGAGCATGATCGGGTGGCTGTACCATGGGGGCGATGCCAAAAGCGATATTGAGGACAACCTTGACACGCTGCGGCAGCGAAGCCGGGACGCCTACATGGGGGTGCCGGTCGCGACGGGTGCAGTCAAGACGGTGCGCACCAACACGATCGCCGGAGGACTGACGCCGACGCCGCAGATCGACGGCGAGTTTTTGAAGCTGGGCGCCGAAGAGGTGGCGGCCATGCAGGCGCAGATCATGAGGGAGTTTGCCATATGGGCGGACAGCCCGCTGTGCGATGCCGACGGGATTGACAATTTCTACCAGTTGCAGCAACTGGCATTTTTGGGATACCTGATCAACGGCGACGCCATAGCGCTGCTGCCCATGCAGACACAGCCTGGGATGCCCTACGATCTGCGGGTGCGGATCCTGGAAGCGGACAGGGTATGCAGCCCGGACGGAAACGATGTGCTGATGCCCTGCACGATACAGGGACACAGGGTGGAACGGATCGTGCAAGGAGTGGAGACAGACGAAGCAGGGCGGGTCGTGGCTTACTGGATCTGCAATACACATCCGCTGGCAAACGACGTGACTGCAAAACCGCTGGAATGGGTGCGGGTAGAAGCCTGGGGAAAGAAGACGGGACGAAGCAATGTGTTGCACCTGATGGTGAGAGAACGCGCAGGGCAGGTGCGAGGGGTGCCGCTGCTCTCCCCCGTGATGGAAGCGCTGAAACAGCTGGGGCGATATACCGAGGCGGAGATTGACGCAGCCGTGATCTCGGCGGCGTATACACTGTTTATCACCAAAGAAAAGAGCGGGGAACAGCCGCCGATCGGGGAGATCATCCCGCAGGAACAACAGGTCGATGCGATGGACGAGGGGAGCATAGAACTTGGCCCCGGCGTGATGGTAGACCTGAACCCCGGTGAACACATCGAGCAGACGACGCCGAGCAGGCCGAACGCAAACTTTGAGGGATTCTACAACGCGATCATCAAGCAGATCGGCGCGGCGCTGGAGATACCGCCGGAGGTGCTGCACAAGAGTTTTAACAGCAACTACAGCGCGGCGCGGGGCGCGCTGAACGAGTTCTGGCGGACCTGCGACATGTACAGGGGATGGTTTGCAAACAAGTTCTGCCAAAAGATCTACGAGGAGTGGTTTGCCGAAGCGGTGGCGCGGGGACGGATCCATGCGCCGGGCTTTTTTGATGATGTGGCGGTAAGGAAAGCGTATACCGCCTGCACCTGGAACGGCCCGGCCCGCACCAACCTGAACCCGGTGCAGGAAGTGACGGCGGCGGAAAAACGGGTGCAGAACGGATTCAGTACGGCGGAACAGGAAACAGCGCAGATGACGGGCGGCAGCTACGCGGTAAACATGAGGCAGAGAAAGATCGAGGCGCAACGGCGCCGGGAGGTTGACGAGGTTGCAGAACAAAGAAGCGATGAAAAAGAAGTTCTGGCAGTTCCGTGATGCGGTGGAAGACACCGGCAAAGCGGAGCTGCTTTTGTTTGGCGAACTTTCCCAGCAAAGCTGGTACGGTGACGAGGTAACGCCGAAACAGTTTGAAGCGGAGCTGCGCGGACTGGGAGACGTAAAGGAAATCGAGGTACAGATCAACAGCGGGGGTGGTGACGTCTTTGCGGCGTTTGCCATTGGGAATCTGCTGGCAAGGCACAAAGCCCATGTGACGGCAAGGATCATGGGCTGCTGTGCTTCGGCGGCGACGATCGTGGCTTGCCTGTGCGATACGGTGCGGGCGGACGCGGGGGCAATTTACATGATCCACCCGGTGAGTATGTGCCTTGCGGGGTGCTACGGCGCCGACGATATGCAGAGATATATTGACGCGCTGGGCGCGATACGAACCAACATCGTTGAACTCTACGCCAAAAAGACGGGCCGGGACAAGGACGAGGTCGCGGGATGGATGGACGCGACGAGTTGGTGGACAGGAAGCCAGGCAAAAGACAACGGGTTTGTGGATGAAGTGACGCAGGAGGAAGACGCCGTGCTGGTGGAAAACCGCAGCGGCGCGCTATTTGTGAACGGCATTGGCATGAACCGGCCTTTTGACGGGGCGCCTGAATTTGTACGGGACAGCCTTGCGGTACAAACCGCAGGCGGTTTTGTAAATACAAGCCCGGCGGAACAGCCGGAAGAACAAGACAAGGAGGAAACAAAGGTGGAACAGAAGATCAAAACCGTGGACGAGCTGCGCGGCGCTTATCCCGACCTGGTTGACGCACTGGAAAAACAAGCCGCCGAAAACGCGGTGCGGGAGGAGCGCCAGCGGATCATGGACATTGAGGAGATGGCCATGCCCGGCAACGAGGAAATGACGCGCGAGGCACTGTTTGGCGCAAAGCCGATGTGCGCGGCGGAATACGCCGTGAACCTGTGCAAGGCGCAGAAGCAGAAGGCAGCCGCCTACGCAGCGAACAGCCGGGAAGACGTGAAGGCATCCGGCATGGAAGATGTGCGCGGCGGCGAAAAGAAAGAAGCCGATGCGATGTTGGACGCGATCCGCGACGTAGGCAAGCACAACGCGTAAAGGAGGACAAAAATGAGCATGAATTTGGCACCGCAGACTTTTGAGGCAAAGACGGAATACTTTGAGGCGGGTACGGACATCCCCATCATGACGGCGGGAAAAATCGCTGCTGCTGCTATCAAGGCGCATCAGGTCGTCAAGATCAGCGCGGAAAACGGCAAGGTAAGCCCGATTGCGGCGGCGGGGGATACGGGGATCTACGGCATCGCGTATGAGGACGCCGCCGCAGAGGAAACTGCCGTTGTGGCTCTGACGGGCGAGTTCTTTGCGGACGCACTGGTTCTGCCGGGGAGCGTGAAGCCCGAGAATGTGGAACTGGCGCTGCGCAACATCGGGATCTTTTTGAAGTAAAGGAGGAAAAAACAGTGGCAAATGAAGTGAATCTCTATACGCCCCGGTATCTGGCGGAAGTGGTGAAAGTGGCACCGCCGATGTACACTTTTTTCAAGGATACCTTTTTCACCAACGTAAAGACCTTCGCAACCGAGCGGGTGGACATTGATCTGGTGAAAGGTGACCGCCATATGGCGGCGTTCGTACATCCCAAGCTGGGCGGCACCGCGATGCAGGAGAGCGGGTACATTACCAGAAGCTATAAGCCGCCTCTGGTGAACCCGTACAGCATCACCACGGCGGATCAGCTTTTGCAGCGCCTTCCCGGCGAGGATATGTACAGCGGCAAGACCCCGGCGCAGCGCGCCGCCGAAAAGCTGGTTGAGGAGTACAACAAGATGAACGACGCCGCGACCCGCCGCGAGGAGTGGATGGCGGCGCAGGCGATCATGACGGGCGGCATCCATGTTCTGGGCGAGGGCGTGGAAGAAACGATCGACTTTATCCTGAACAACAAGGAAACCCTGACCGGCACTGCCCGCTGGGGGCAGAGCGCGGCGAAGATCCGGGAAAACCTGCGCGCATGGAAGCGCAAAGTGCAGCTCAACGGCTTTGCCAACGTCAACATGGTGGTCATGGGACGGGAGGCCTGGGATAAGTTCTGCACTGACAAAGACATCCGCGAGACGCTGGATATCCGACGGTATGACTACGGTGTGCTGGGCCAGGAACGCGAACTGCCGAACGGGCTGACATATCACGGTCACCTGAACGACCCGGCGGTCGATATCTACGAGTACAACGAGGTCTACCTGGACGACTGGACGGACCCCAAGAACCCGAAGACGCTGCCGCTGGTGCCGGACAATGCCGTGTTGATGATCAGCAGCGCGGCGCGCTACATGATGGCGTATGGCCTTTGCACCTACATTGAGGATCAGAGCCAGCGCTGGGTGACGGCGCAGACCCCGCGCCTGCTGCGCAGCTATGTGGCGCACCGTCCCGACCGGCGCATGGTGGAACTGCAAACCCGCCCGCTGCCGATCCCCGACAAGGTGGACAGCTGGCAGGTGGCGACCGTCCTGTAAGAAAGAAATTCAGGAGGAGAAACATGGAACTGACATTTAAGCAGGCCGTGGCGGCGGACATTGAGAACACCTTCTTTTGCGCGCAGGAACACGCGGACATCCACACGGTGGACGGCAAGAAGATGCTCATCGTGCTGGACGAAAACGAACTGCTTGAACGGGCGGCGCACTGGGAAGGCGGGGCAAAACAGAGTTTTGACCAAGGGTTGTACCAGGCGGACAAGCTGTTCTATGTGAAAGTAAAAGACTACGGAAAACGCCCCCGGATCGGCAAGCCGCTGCGGCTGGACGGGGGCAATTACTTTGTGACGGAATGCACCGAAGAGGCGGGCGTTTACGCGATCAGCATACAGAGGGTACGGCAATGAGACCAATGTTTCAATACAACTCGGGCGCACGGATCTTCGTTGTGAACAGCGAGGAAGTGGAGGAGCAGCTTGGAGAACTGAGGGATAAGGCCCCAGCGGTTATCAAAGTAGCGGCGAACGCCACCGCGCGGGAAGTCAGGAAACAGATGATCAAGCGGGCTTTGAAGCGCTATGCGGTAAACGAAAAAGGAAAACAGAAGATCCGTGAACTGGCGCAGAAGGTGAAAGCGACAAACACAAAACCGTCGGCGATGCTGTATATAGGCGGGAAGGCCGGTATACGGTCGGACATGGCCTACTTCAAGCACAAGGACACCACCCCGCACCCCGGTTTGGACTGGCGAAACGGACCGAGAACGTTTAAAGGCAAAGTTCTGAAAAAAGGCAGCATGAAGCCGCTGACGGGAAGCAATGAGTACAGCAAGGCGTTTCTGGCGAAATTTGCGTCCGGACATATCGGGATGATCCAGCGAAAGCTGGGCGAAGAGAGCGAACGAAAGACGACCGCGAACGGAAATCCGCGATGGAAAAGCAGGAACGGCATTGTGGAAAGGACGCGGACGTATGAGACGCCTAGCGCCACGGCACAGCACAAAACGGTGTATCTGCGCGAGGGCGTGGAGAAGGACGCCGGGGAGTTTTTGCAGCAACGGCTGGAAAAACAGATCGAAAAGGTGCTGGCACGGGCGGCGGCGAAGAAGGGGTGATGTGGCATGGCAACGACCGGGTATACAGCTCAACAAATGCAGCAGGCCCTGTGCGACGAGTTGGGCGAACTGTTTCATAACAAGAAGTTCAGCGGGCAAGAGGGCCGGAAAGCGCTGCGGATCTTCAAGCAGAATCTGCCGATCGATACGGGGTATGACGATGATGTAGACACCGACGCGGCGGCGGCACCCTACATCGTAGTGCTGTTAAGCGGCGGAGAAGTGCCGGACAAAAGCAGTCCGCAGACGGTGGAAGTGATGCTGACGATCTGCTGCTACGATGATGGGCTGGAACGGGAAGGGTACCAGGATGTGCAGAACATCAAGGAGGACATCATCCAGCATTTCTGTGAAAAGCCGTGGTTTGGAGGGGCTTTTACAGTACAGTTTCCCATGAGTTGGGCTATGCAGATGGACGACACACACCCCTATTATTTTGGTGCGGTACTTATGACCTGTACGGCACCGACAAAGACGAGTGAAGCGGTTTTGGAGGCACTGCTATGAGCGAAAGACAAAAACGGACGGTGCGCAGCACACAGGAGAAACAGGCCGTTGTGTACTGCGGGCCGAGTGTGCGCGGCGTGGCGCGGCAATATACCGTGTACCAGGGCGGCGTGCCGCAGGCGCTTGCGGAGTTTGGGAAAAACCACCCGGCGGTTATGGCGCTGACAGTGCCGCTGGAACGCTTTGCCGCGACGAGAACGGCACTGGAAAGCAAGGGAACGGCGCAAGCCGCCCTGTACAAACAAATCCTGAAAGAACTGGGAAGGTGAGGAAACAAGATGGCATACAAACATGGTGTATATGTGAAAGAACAGGCAACCGCGCTGGCGGCACCGTTGACGGGAACGGCAGGATTACAGGTGGTGGTTGGCACCGCCCCTGTGAATATGTTGAGCAACCCGGCGGATGCCGTGAACAAGCCGCTGTTGGTAAATACGTTTGCCGAGGCGTGTGAGGCTGTGGGGTACAGCGACAACTTTGCCGCGTATACCCTGTGCCAGAGCATCTATGCGGCGTTCCAGGTCATGCACTGCGGCCCTCTGGTGCTGATCAACGTGCTTGACCCGAAAAAGCACACGGCCGATATCGAGGAGGCAACCCTGCAGGTGAACGCCGGGACGGCGATGTTGGATGTGAAGGGGGTACTGCTGGATACCCTGACGGTGAAGACGGAAGAAACTGCGCTGACGGCGGGGAAGGATTATCTGGCAACCTTTGGGGAAGACGGCGGTGTGGTGATCGCGCTGATGGCGGACGGCGCTGCAGCGGCGGCGACCACCCTGACGGTAACCGAAAAAACGCTGGATGCCACCAAGGTGACGGCAGCGGATATCGTGGGAAGCGTGGATGCCGTTACCGGCGCGGAGAGCGGTTTGGAGGTCGTGAGGCAGGTATATCCCCGGCTGGGTATGACACCGGGCATTTTGCTGGCGCCGGGGTGGAGCAAAGAACCCGCCGTGGCGGCGGCCCTGCAAGCGAAATGCGGCGAGATCAACGGCGTGTTCCGCGCAGTCTGCGTGCTGGATGTGGACAGCAGTGAGACGGGCGCGGCACGGTATACCGACGTGAAAGAGGCCAAAGAGGCGGCGGGCATGAGCAGTGCCAACGCCTTTGCGGTGTGGCCCTGCGTGAAGCTGGAGGACAAGGTGTGCAGCGGAAGCGCGGCGGCTGCTGCGCTGATGGCGCACACCGACAGCGTAAACGGGGATGTCCCGAACATGAGTCCTGACAACAAAATGATCGGAATGAGCGCCGCCTGTCTGGAAGACGGAACAGAGGTATACCTGGACCAGACGCAGGCCAACGAACTGAACGGCGTGGGCGTGGCAACATGGTTGAACATGAACGGCTGGCGGATGTGGGGCAACAACACGGCGGCCTACCCCGCCAACACGGACCCGAAAGACCGGTGGATCAATACCCGGCGTTTTATGATCTGGGCGGCAAACAGCTTCATCCTGACCTACTTCCAGAAAGTGGGCAGTGTGATGAACGATCGGCTGATCGAAAGCATTGTGGACAGCGAGAATATGCGCGGCAACAGTTTCGTGAGCCGCGGCCTCTGTGCCGGGTACGAGATCGAGTACCGGGAGGAGGATAACCCCGTTACCGAGTTGATGAACGGCCACATCGCTTTCCACATGTACGTTACGCCGTTTACCCCGGCGGAACATATCGAGGACACCATTGAATTTGACCCGAACGCTTTGCAGACGGCGCTGGGCCTGTGAGAAGGAGGGATGAGCAGTGAGCATTGGGAGCAATTTTATCCCGGAAAAAATCAATGACGCCAATGTATACCTGAACGGAAACCGGATGATCGGCGTGGCGTCGGAGGTCGAGCTGCCCGAGATCAACATGATGACGAGCAAAATCGAGGGCATGGGCATCGGCGGCGAGATCGACAGTCCCACCCTTGGGCAGTTTGAGAGTTTGGAAGCAACCCTCAAGTTCAACACCTTGTTCAGCAGTATCGTTGACATACTGGATCCGCTGGAAACGAACATGATCACCGTGCGGGCGGCACAGCAGGTGTTTGACAAGACGGGCGGGTACGCGTTTAAGGGGCTGCGCGCCGTGCTTGGCGGGCGCCCCAAGCAATTCAAGCCGGGTAAGGTACAGAAAGGCGAAGCGATGGAAGCGGAAGTGACCATGGAATGCACCTACTACCTATTGGAAGTGGACGGCAAATCGGTGGTCGAGGTGGATAAGCTGAACGCTGTGTACAAGGTGAACGGGCGGGATATCCTGGCCGGGATCGCCGCGCTGACCTGATAAAGAGACAACGGAGGACCGCCCGGCACACGGGCGGCCCACTTTCATGAAAGGATCAAATGCGATGAATACCATCAAGCTGAAAAAGCCGTACACCTTTGAGGGAACGGAATATACCGAACTGGATCTGAGCGGGCTGGAAAAGCTGACCGTGCAGGACGCGATCAACGCGCAGGGGCGACTGGCGGGGGAGCCGGGGGCGGCTATTTTCCCGGAGCGCAGCACTGCGTTTGTGGCGTTGCTGGCGGCCAAGGCGACTGAACTGCCGGTGGAGTTTTTTGAGTTGCTGCCGGTACCTGCGGCCAAGGCAGTGCGGGCTGCCCTGCTGGTGGCGATGAACGCGGAAAAGCAGGCCGACGGGATGAAGATGCAGCTGGAAGAACCCTATCTCTTTAAGGGCAAGCAGTACGAAGAGGTGGATCTGAGCGGTGTCGCAGACCTGACGGCGATGGACATGACGATGGCCGAGAACGAGATGGCGAGAGCGGGACAGGTCGCGGCGGAACCGGCGCTGAATTTCTACTACTGCTGCCTGATGGCGGCCAGGGCAAGCGGCTTGCCGAAAGAGTTCTTTACCGGGCTGCCGCTGAAAGAGACAACCAAGATCAAGACCACGATGAATGACGACCGTTTTTTCGGGTAAAGGGCGGAGCAAAAGCGCTGCGAAAAGCTGCGGTACGGCTGGCGGCCGCCACAATGACAAGCGTTGAATTTTACCTGAAAATGCCGGTTGCACTGTTTGCAGAAGTGAGCAAAGAGGTGGCGGAGGAATGGCAAAACTCACAGAACTAGAGCTTGCGATACGAATCGGCGGCAAGGTAGACAACAGCCTTGCGGTGGCGATAGCCCAGGCGAACGGCCAAGTCAGCGGGCTGGCAAAGACGATGGGCGTGATCGGCAGAGTGGGACTGGCGGCGATGGCGGCGGTCGGCACAGGGCTGGCGGCAGGACTGGTGAAATGCACCAACGAGGCAAAGACGCTTGAAAGCCAGATGGCGCCGGTCGTCCGGTATGTGGACGGGCTGGCGGACAGCGCCGGCGCAGTGAGCGACGCGATGGCCGAAAACGACAAAACGTTTAAGGAAAACTACGACGCCATGAAGACGCGGATCCAGGACTTGAGTACCGAGATACCGCGAACGACGGAACAGATCGCGGCTATGTCGGCGGCACTGGGTCAGTCCGGTAAAGGTGCTGAGATACAGCTTACTACCACTATCCTGCGGGATACGGCGGTGGCTGCAACGGCAATGGATCTGGAAGACAAGCAGGCCGGTGATTACATGGCAAAATGGGAGGAATCCTTCAATTTCAGCCATGACCAGGTCATGGATCTAATGGATCAGATCAACTACCTGGGCGCGAACAATGCCACGACGGCGGGAGAGATCGCGCAGTCGGTCAACGCGTCGGCGGCAATGGGACAACTGGCGGGCGTGGATCCGGCGGCGACGGCGGCGATGGCTACCGCGATGCAGGCGACGGGCGTTGCCACCGAAAAAGTTGGCACGAGCATAGCGCGTATTTATACCAACATCAGCAAAGGCGCAAGTGCCACGAAGGCCCAGAAAATGATGTGGCAGGAACTGGGCTTTACGGCAGAAGGCATTGCAAAATCAATGCAGGAAGATGGCGTGGGGACGCTGCAAGAAGTGTTTTCAGCCATACAGAATATGCCGGAAGAACGAAAGATCGCTGCGCTGAGTACCCTGTTTGGACAGTGGGCTATCCAAGGCGGTTCCAAGATCGTGAATAACCTTGACCTGTACAAAAAGACGCTGGAAGAAGTGAGCGACCCCGCCAAGTACAAAGGCAGTATGGAGCGGGAATTTATCATACAGGCGAGTACGAGTGAAAGCCTGGATATGATGCAGGGCAATGCTATGAGCGCCCTGATGCAGGACGTTGGCGAAGCGTTTTTGCCGGTGCGGAAAGAACTGGCACTGCTGAGCATCGACATGATGAACGGCATACGGGACAACCTGCCGGAACTGACAAACCTTGCTAACTCGCTGCTGCCGCTCATTAGTGATGGCGCAGAAGAGATAGGAAACAACGTACAGAAAGCACTGCCTCATATACAAGAGGCGATAGATTACCTTGCGGAACACGGCGACAAAGTGCTGAAAATCGTGGGCGGGATCGCGGCGGTGTTTGCCGGAATGGCGTTTGCGCCGGGCATTGAAACGGCCTTTGGGCTATTGAGCGGTCTGCTGCCGGGTGAAAACGACGCAGGAGGCGGCAGGAAAAGCGGTGGAGCCAAGAAAGGCGGCGGCAACTACAATCTGATGCAAGGCATTGCAGGAGCAGCTGGGAAGATCACCGAAGCAAAGAAGAACGGCGGATTGTTGAACATGGCAAAGAACGCTGCGGCAGGAAGCCCCATAGGACAGTATTTCGGCGGGATACGCAGCGCAGCCGGGAAAGTGGCGAATACAGCCATCGGAGGAAAACTTGTTGGGTTTGGCAAGGGAATAGCGGCTAGTTCTGGGCTGACCGGTATTGCAGGCGGCGCTGCGGGCGCTGCCAAGAGCGGCGCCGGATGGGTCGCCGGTAAAGCCGGAACTGTGGCCGCCACCGTGGCAAACAGCGGTGTGGGAAAGGCGGTCGGCGGCGTGGGAAAGGCGGTCGGCGGTGTGGCCGGAAAAGTCGGCGCGCTGGGCAGCTTTGGAAAAGCCGGGGCAGGACTGCTGGGCAGCATTTGGTCACCGGCTGCAAGTGGATTCATGACGCTGTTTACCGGAGCCGCGCCGGTGATCGGAATTATCAGCGGGATCATTGCCGTGGTATCCATCCTGGGCGACCACATGGAGGATATCCGGGGAATCATCGGCAAGGTCTTTGGCAAGGAAGGGCTTGCGGTCTTTGACGGATTTACGGGCATAGTGAAAGGCGTGGTGGATACCATCACCGCTGCGTTCAGTCAGGAAAACCTGAGCAGCATACAGGAAAATATCCGTGGATTGTTCGGAGACGACGCCGCCAACGCATTTGGCGGGCTGGTAACGATCGGGCAGTCGGTAATTGGTGTCGTACAACAGATCGTAAACTTTGCCAATACCTATGTGAAGCCGGTCGTTGAAACTATTTTCGGATTCATTACGGGGACAGTGCTACCGGGAATTCTGAACGCTTTCACGACGGCGGCGCCGTTTATTTCGGGGATCATCACGAACCTAGGAAGTGCGGTCATGGGCGGCATGGAGATCATAGGTACTGCGATACAGACGGTTTTGCCCATTGTGGGGAAGATCGTGGAAGTGTTCCTGAACGTAGGAAGTGTGGCACTGCCCGCGCTGCTGGGTGGTGTGGAAGCGATCACGGAAGGCATCATGGGTGTGGTGGAAAGCATTCAGACCGTACTGGGTGGGCTGATCGACTTCATAACAGGTGTATTTACACTGGACTGGGAAAAAGCCTGGGAAGGCGTAAAGAAAATATTCTCTGGTATTTTCGACGGACTGGCAAAGATTGTGGAGACGCCGATCAATGCGATATGCGGATTGATCAACGGTGCGATCGAAGGTGTGAAGAACCTAAAGGGCGAATCGGAAACAGTGAAGATTCCGGAGTGGAAAGCGCCGACGACCAATGGGGTTGCAGCGAGTGTGCCGACGAATTTTGAGACTTTGCCAAAGTTTGGTGGGATGCGGCCGTTTGCCACGGGCGGGTTTACAAACGGGCCGAGCATTGCGGGCGAGAACGGCACCGAAGCGGTAATCAGCTTTGATCCGGCGTACCGGTCTGCCAACATTGCGACGTGGCAAAAGGCCGGGCGGATGCTGGGCGGCGGCACCGAGATCAAAAGCGTTGAAAATGCCCCGGCGGGGGCAGGGTTCACTTTCAGCCCGCAGATCACCATACAAGGCAACGCCGACAAGCAGGAAGTGAAGGCGGCGCTGGAAGAAGGATACCAGCAGTTTGTGCGGTATATGGAGCGGTTTGACAGGACACGGCGGCGCACCGCTTATTGACAGGGAGGCGTGAAATGACCTATACGACGAAAGCGGGGGATACCTGGGACAGTATTGCCGCGCAGGTGTACGGGAGTGAGTACCATGCCGATTTGCTGATGGCGGCGAACCGGAAGTATATTGCGACATACCGGTTTGACGCTGGAACGAATCTGGATGTGCCAACACTGCAAGAAAAGCGAGACGGACTGCTGCCGCCGTGGAAGTTTGAGGCGGATTATGGCGACTAAGGCGAGACAGGCCGCGCTGGAAGTGACCTATGAAAATCACCCGTTTGGGGGAGAAGTCGGTGCGGAAATTGAAAGTTTTACCTATGTGGACTGCGCGGCGGACGACAGCGACAGCATAGACATAACGCTGAATGCGACGGACGAAAAGTGGCTGCATGGATGGATGCCGGAAAAGGGCGCAACCCTGCGCGCGAAGATCGTAGGCAAGGACTGGGATGGGCCGGGTCTTGATCGCTCACTGGAATGCGGGCTGTTTGTGCTGGATGATATGAGGTACAGCGATACGCCGAAAACCTTGCAGATAGGAGGCGTAAGCAAGCCTAGCAACACAGATTTCAGCGAATGCGACCGCGAGAACATCTGGAAGAATACCAGCATACGCCGCATTGGGGAAACCATCGCGGCACGGTACGGACTGGGATTTGCCTATGACGCAGACGATTACGAGATAGACTGCTACGAGCAGGAAGCAACCGACAGCAGCTTCTACAACGAACTGTGCAGGAATTACGGGTTGATCCTGAAAGTGTACGCAAAACGGTTGTGGGTATATGACCGGGAACGGTACAAAGGAAAACGGGCCGTGGCAGACTTTGACCGGACGCAGATTACGCGAGGAAGTCTGGTATACACGACGACGATGACGGGAACCTTCACGGGTGGCACCTTCACCTACACAGACCCGGACAAGGACTGGGACATAGAATGCAGCGTGGGCGGAGGCACACACACCAAAAATGTGAACCGGCGCGCAAGTAGCGTCTTTGATGCCAGTGTGCAGTTGTGCGCCGAGATCAACAACGCGAATCACGGAATGACGACGCTGAGTTTCACCCTAATGGGAACGTGGCAGGTTGCCGCCGGTAACAACATACGGCTGACAGGCTACGGAGACGGATACAACGGCGGGATCAACGGGAAATATTTTGTCGACAGAGTGACGCATAGCTTTGACCGAAAGAGCGGGTTCACGACGAAGTTTGAATGCAGTGGCATACAGATCCCGTTTTACCATTGGGACGTGGGTGGCAGCATCAAATGCCACGCACGGGAGGAGCAGAGCAGCGAATCCTATGCGACGAGTACGGCGGCCAACGCGGCCAGCGCGGCTGCGGGGGCTACGGCGGGTGCCGCCGTGGCACTGACGAACGCGCCGTTTTACTACACCAGCATAGCGAAAAGCCCAACATGCTACAAGAGCGGAACTTACTATTTTTACGACGGTGTGCTGGTGGCAGGACGGTACAGAATGACCAACCTTGCAAGCCGGTGCGGTAAGCAACCGGTTGGAAAAAATGTGACAGGCTGGGTACCGGCAGAATACTGTGTGAGCGAGGCAGACAATGGCAAAGGCTAGTATGAACCGGACGGGCAGGGTGAGTAAAGTCAACTACAAAGAGGGAACCTGTGAGGTGACCTACTTTGACAGGGGGCAGAGTGTGACCCGGAAGGTCAATGTAGTGAGCAACGGGGAATACAAGATGCCGGAGATCGACGAACTTGTGGCCGTGGCTCACAACAGCAACGGGAGCGCCGCCGCCGTCGTGGCAGGATCGGTCTGGAACCAGAGCAACCGCCCGGCGGAAGGGTATAAAGGTTTATATCGCAAAGAGTACGGGTCCAGGACCGGGGAAAGTTACGAGCGATACGACGCTAGAACCGGGCAGTACAGGCAGTACACAAAAAGTGGAACAGGCCGCACGAGCAATGGGACCATCTACGACGAGGCGATGGGAAGCGTAACCATTCTGGGTGGTGGGGCGGTAACACTGCAAAGCACCGGCGCAGGGGCCAGCATTGCGGCGGCGGCAGGTGTTGGCGTTGCGGCAGGCGAAAGCATTACGCTGGAAGCACAAAGCTACATCAGCATGGAAGCACAGAGCGGGCTGAGCATAGCGACGACAGGGGAATACGACCTGGAAGTGGAAGGGGAAACCACCGAATCCCACAAAGGCGCGACAGATATGACCTATGAGGACGACGTGACCCAAACCGTGACAGGAAATATAGATCAGACCGTGACCGGAAATGTTGTGCAAAGCGTGACAGGGGATGTGGAACTGACTGTGGCCGGAAATGTGACGCTGACCGTGGGCGGTACAGTGATACAGGTAAGCGCAGGCGGCGAAGTGAATGTGACGGCGCCGCAGGTGACGGTAGACGGCGACGCCGGAGATGTGACGGTAGACGGTGTAAGCCTTGTAAACCATACACACAGAGACGGTGGCGCAGGGAAGCCGGAAAAAGGAGCGTGAAGGCGTGGAAATCGGCAGCTTTATGGGACAGGTCTTCCGGGTGAGTGATA